ATGAGGATACTCGAGTGGGGTCGCGGTTCCTGAATCATCAAGAGAGGGTGAAGGCGAGTGTGGATGGGGTAGATGGTGGTAGGAGGTACAAGGAGCAGTTGGACAAGATTCACTGCGTGATGAGCACCTAAACGTGTAGATTAATAATCATGGGAATGTACTTATGTTTATTCGTTGAAAGCTTTTATACTATCAACTTGTTGTTGACGTACACTGTGCGTAGGAGTGACGTTACTTTTGTTGTCGTATATTTTTTGGATGCACCGGGATAGCACATACGGATTACCCTCTTCTGAGCAAGAAGCAATTGGAATGGTATCTTTTCCAAAAGAAAGTTCTTGAAAATTAATCAAAGATTGCTCCTTGAAATTTTGCGCCCTATTCATTAATTCTTCCATTGTATATAGCTGACAAATATTTTATTTAAGATGGTTCAAAAACTATTTGACCCCTTATAGTGTATGTTTGGCCTGGTATGTATTGACCTAGATTTTGAATGAATATTCTATCTAAATAAATAAAAGTGTCACCATCGATGCCACCTTGAGTTACTCCATCAACAATCAACATACCAAAGGAGAATTTTCTTTCATTTGTACCAGTGAATCTTTCTATGTTACATTGATTTTTGAAATGCGTGTTGGATTTTATTCTAAGTGTAGATGGTAAATTAACACCTAACATTGTGTAAGGTGATGGTGTACTATTTGTGAATCTAACAGTTAGGTACAAAGATACAACAACAAAATTCTTTGTATTGAAGTATCTGGCGTGTGTAAGAGGATCTACAACTAAACTAGAAAATTGATCATTTAAAGAAGGATTCCATGCAGTCCAGGTCGTTCTGAGATTGTCGGCAGTGACGTTTGTCAAAAACGCATTACCTCTATGAAATGCCATTATTAATTATTTCCTTCTTTTTTGTTGCCTTGTACACGCGCCCTAGGGTTTTTGAGGGTAAATTAATGACTTTGCGTTTCAAATAAAACCTTTTAAAAGTAATTAATGTGTAATACACATTATGAATGTATCTCCACAAAGCGAGAACCTTGGCAATACTGTGCACGTAAAAGGAGCACGTGCTCCAGCAGGTGTCAGACTTCTTCCCAAACATGATGACAATCCGGGGGGTAGAGGTGATGAAAGTGATGAAGATGAAGATTTCCTGGCACTCATGAACGAAAACAAAAGAAAGGAAACGACCGAGCCGAAGGCGTTTCAGGGGTCAGCTGGTTTACCAGGGGGGTTCAGGTCGGACGATCACGGGAGCTTCCAACTCCCAGCGGCAAGTGAGTCCCCACGCACTGAAACTTTTGAGCGCCCACAAGAACGTCCATATGAACACCCCCCGCCCCAAGCATCATCATTTGGGAGTGCTCCCACGAGTAGTTTCAGATCTCTTGAGGAAGAGAAGCAACATTTCTTGTACAAAATTCAAAGACTGCAGAACAGATTTCCCGGCAGGAGAGTGGGTCTTGAAACACCTCTCGATGAATTGAAATACGAGTATGACCGTCTCGTCCGACAATCAGAGATGAGTGCAAGCATTAAGTTTCAACGCCGTGCCCTGATGGCAACAGTGTCTGGTTTCGAATACCTAAACAAAAGCTTCAATCCACTGGGATTACATCTTGATGGGTGGTCCGAGCAAGTTATGGATTCACTCGAAGACTTCGATCAGTCATTCGAACAACTTCATGATAAATATCAGGGGACGGCCGAGGTAAGCCCCGAGTGGAACATAATGATCACACTATTGGGATCGGGTTTTATGTTTCATTTGTCTAATTCACTTTTCAAATCTGTACTACCGAATGTCAATGATGTCGCTAGAAATAATCCTGATCTTATGAGTCAAATTGCAAGTGCTATGGGCTCAGCTATGAACAACAACCAACCCCAACCTCCACCTGCTACCACATCTAGTCAAATGGGGGCCGCTTTAGCGATGCAAGCAATGCAGAACAAACTAAGACCATCTGGACCATCCATTGAAGAAGATGATTTCACAGAATCAGGAATGGAATCTGAGGGGTTACCACATGGTTTTGAACAGGCAGCAGCACTGCGAAAGCCCCTACCTCCTATGGCACGTCCCGTCCCCCAGCAAAGAATACAAGAGGTCGAAGAGTATTCCGGTGAGTCTGATGTCTCCTCTGATTTGAGTATGTCAGAAGATGGTGGTGATGTTCGCACAATTTCTCAACAACCTCCAAAACGTGCGGCATCCGCGGGTCGTAAACCATCAGCAAAAAAGTCGAAGAATTCAGTTGAAATAAATTTGTAAAGATTTAAGTTACCAAGGGGAGTGAATTCTACTTAAAAGTTGCATTTTATCATTTTACTAAATGGATTCCATACAGGCCGTTCTCGACTCAGTTCTTTTCTCTGAGAAATTCGCTCCGCCAAATCTTGCATCCAATGATGCTGCACGGACAATTCATACGGTATTTTGGGAAGATTCATATAACAGAAATTTGCGTCTTCAAGATGTTGAAATAGAAATTAGGCTTGGAAAATGTCCTTTTAATGGAAGAGGCCCATTTAACACCTCTATTTCAGAAAAACAATTCAATGCTATCATTGAAAGTTTGATGGGATTCAATAAATGGGACACAACTCAATATACAGAAGATGTTGTCGGATATTTTCCAAGAATTGATGAAAGTATAAGACATGTAGTTTCAAGTGATGGATCAAAAACAACCACTAGTAAACAGAAAGTGTCACAAGCTGATTATCTCGGAAAAAATTTGCCATTCGACTTTCGCCTTGCTGTAAATATTGAACTAACTCTACCCCCTAGCGAAAAATATACCCTAGATTCTGCTCAAAAAATAGTAAACAGGAAAAGACAGTCGTTTACTCTTCAAAATTTCAGATATGATTTGACCCGAGTTATCGACAATAACGGTAGTACCACCCATCAGGTTGAAATAGAGATAATCAACCTTCCTGATATTCAGATTAATACATCGAATTCACAAGTTGTCACACGAGAACTACAGGCAAGAATTATTGATTTATTTAATGCAGTGGAGCCAATTCGTTCATTCAATATAGAGCTTTTGAGAAAAAGAAGCTTTTAAATTTGCTTTTGTTGTATCTTGCGCAAATAATTCCCTTGTGGTTATCATGCACACACATGTGTCTTCAAGATCAAACCCAACCGGGACCGGGACCATCCTGATGCCCCGATCTCAGATCAAAGATCCGAAGAGGTACAAGACGGAACTGTGCCGTAATATGACAAAAAGCGGAGACTGCCCCTACGATCCAAGGTGCCAATTCGCCCATACTGCCCGCGAGCTGCGTCTGCGTTCGGACGAGGTGCCGTCGCCCAAGATATTGGCGTCGTCACCATCTCAGATTTGCTCACCTTGTCCCATGGTGCAATTCGGCCAGTCTGCCGCGAGAGTCGAGTGCCCCCTCAATGCTGCCGCACCACTGCCACCACTGCCACCCGGGCCTCCACCTCGTTCATCGTCGCCGCCGCTACCTATCTGGCCACCACTGCCACCCGGGCCTCCGCCACCTATCTGGCCACCACTGCCACCCGGTCCTCCGCAACCTATCTGGTCACCACTGCCACCCGGGCTTACGCCTCCTTGTCCTCTCCCGAAGCCAAATACCCCCCTCACGGACTGGCAATCTGTCGTCGAGACGATCGGCAAGTTTCACCTGTCTCTGTTTGACAACTTTGACGAGGACAACAAGGACAAGGATTCGCAGTGGATCCTTCCTGATGAGGAGTGTATCATCTGCCAGGAGCGGGCTCCTACCCACGGCTTCATTCCCTGCAAACATCTTTGCGTCTGCACGGAGTGTGCTCCCCTGTTCGAGAAGATGAAGAAGGAGTGCTACATTTGCCGTTCTGAGGCAGACTTGGTGAAGAACAAGGACTAGAAAGGGCACCTGTATAGATCCAGGGATTACAGCAGCATTGCAGAGAGAATGCATTTCGCGTGGAATTTTATTATATGACCTTTGAAGAACAAGGATTTAAACTCTAGAGAAATTTATTGCCGAAATAGGAGTCTTCATGTATTGTCCGATTTGTGTGATAAACTAGAATTCTTTCGTGGCAATTGACGAACCATATAGACAGGCTTTGTTTTATTTCGCGTAATATCATAAATATATAGATTAAGAGGCCCCTTGTGATGGAATGTTCCCTTTTTCTTACCGTTTATTTCCTTTTCATGCCTTCCTGTGTATTCCAGTTTCTTGTTGTCTTTATTAAACATACCTACTATCCTAACAAGTGGCCTTTGATTGCCTTTCCCGGGCCAGTTCCAAGTCTCATTGCTATGCCAATATGTTGGGCCGTTAATTTTGATGAGAGATCCAATTTCCGGATTTTTTGACATATTACCCACCTTTCCTGTAACTATGTGATGCAACTCTAAATTATGTGACGCATTGATGGGTAATTTGCTGACTCTTCTGCTTTTGCCTTCATATTCGGGTTTTGCACTCGAACCCGACTTGTTAATTTTTTTCCTTGAGGATGTGTCGGTTGGACGTGCCATCTGTTTTTTTATCTGTCCTCCATGATAACGTGTTTGAGGATATTGTTGTATACGAGCATTGTGAAGAAATTTTAGTTTATCTGCAATATAATTTGCGGGTATTAATTGGGCTAATTCTGGAAAACGATAAATCAATTTGTTTAATATTTTTAAAAAGTGCTCACGCGTGTGATACACATTCTTCATCAACGCATCTACTTCCTCTCCTCTAACATAATTTAATCTCCATTGTTCTGGTGTCACCCACTCTAGAATGGACGCAGCTTTATGGTTTAGCCTGTTTTTTTTTTGAATGTTATTCATTTCTTTTATGTATCTAGTTTCGATTCCTAAGTTGTGTTCTAAAGATAAATAGTTTTTGAATACTTTATTAAAAAGTTTTCGTGCTTGTTTTTCACTGATACGATTGACAAAATGCACTTCTGCATCTTCGACCAGTCGATTTTTATTTTCCAATTTACGTTTCTTCTGATTAAGTATATCACGATTTAAAAATGATACGACTTTGCCTGCATTAACTTCTTCTCTTTTTTCACTTTCTGTAGGCGCCATATAACGAAATGTTTTACCATTGAAATCTTCTGCAAGGATGCCACGGTATTGGGGTAGATCTGGAAGTGAGGTTTTAATCTCTACATCATGGTGTTTCATAAGGTTTCTGCTAAGAAAGTTGAGATTCTTAACGGGTACTAAATACTCACGCCCATTTTCGTTGATGACTCTGACTTTTGTTTCTTTTGGACCCACATTATTTACGAGTGTTCCGAACGTGAATTTAGTGTTATTGGCTGCGTTTGACTGGATAGGAAATACTTTAGCAGTTTTATTCTTAATCGCTACAAGGTTGCCCTTTCGTGTCCCCGTCGCTCGTTGTAATAAAGGCTTTCCAATATTGGGTAACCTTGGTCGTTTCCTTCCTCTGCCATAATTACCTTGAAATACTTCCATTATTATAACTCACATACAATTTAAACTTGCGCTTTTTAGTTAATTTGTTTTTTAAAATGCCGACATAGTGACGCGCCTCCAAGTGTTGTCTGCAATGCAAACATAAAGGTACTGGGTATCGACCGTAAAGATACCTGCTGTCCCAGGGTCGGATGACGAGGCGGGTGGGTTAGTAATGTCTAGGAACAAACTCGCAGTACTGATGTTTCCAGACACGGTCAAACCGGCAATGTTTTCAATAGTAAACGCACCACCCGGGCCTGTGTAAATAATGTCTTTCACAAAGAGTTTTCCTTCTATGGTAAGATCACCCTGGAAATGGGCATCATCTTGAAAATCAAAAGAATCATCAGGATCTGATGTAGTAACTTGTTGAACAAAAAGTGTGTGAACGGATAGTTCTGATGCATAAGCATCACTAACAGAGAGCATATTAACGTGAAGATTTGCAACAGAAATCAGATTCATCTGAGCATCGCCTCCAACTGAGAGGTCATTTTCTAATGTGAGCGTTTGACCAGTCACATTAACGTCATTCTTAAACAGAGCAAGTGAACCAACAGAAAGATGATTTTTGATATTTGTAAAATCTATAAATGCATTTTGACAAGAAATCTTTTCAGCAGTTATAGTATTGAGATCTGAGTCTGCTACGAACAATGTGTTTGTTGATATATGAGTAGTAATCACTTTGGATACTGAGAGAGTATCAGTGACAATGAAATCACTTACAGACAAAACTCCCGCAATCGTGGTATCAAATCCAACAGATAGATCCTCTAATACAATTATTCTACCACCCACACTGAGTGTTGGGGCTCTTTGTCCACCAGTCAAACCGGGTGTACTTACATTATCATGCAATACTGTAATATTTCCATTTCCGAGTTCATATTCAACCTTTACTACTTCATGCTCAGTCATGTATCTGAGCTGTGGCACACTTGCATTTTCAGATAAAATCAATTTGAATCCACTGATTTGTCCGATTCCGTCTGTAACTCCAGCACTGTTATCAACTTCTGTCACAAAAGTACCCTGCGCAGTCTGAACAGCAGCCGGTCGGCCTACGTCACCACTGTTAGTGATTAGTTTCAAAACGTGCGGATAAGAAAGTTCAATACGTAATTTCACTGCCCCGATACTGGTCGTGATTGGTTGATTGAGAATGAACTCATTTTCGCCAAGTGCAGGTGTTGCTGTCATGGAAGCAACAGACAGACTCTCCGAAAAGACGGCATGGCTACCGACACTCATTTTCGACTTTACTGCAAGAAGACCGGCGACACTAATCTGCCCGGCGACTTCCATGTCACCGCCAACACTTGTATGACTTTCCACTTCAAGAGAATCACCGATAAAAGTGAAACCATTCACAGATAGGGTGGAGTCCAGTTCAGCTTTGCCGACGACCGCTAATTCATCACCCACCGACAGGCGACTTTTCACTTCCATATATCCCCCAATTCCTGCGAACGTATGCACAGACAGATACGTACCAACGGTGGCGCTTGCAGCAGTTGATAAATGTGATCCAAGTGCAAGGGCATCGCGAACTTCCAAGTGGCCCGCCACACTCAGGTCATCATCAATTGTTGCCAAGCCCTGTACTGAAATGGAACCATGAAGTCTTGTATTTTCTTTCACATCGAGATCGCCACTTACACTGAGGTCGTTCGCAAATCTCACCGGATTGAAAACATCAAGATCCCCCTGCACACTCAACTTACCAGAAATTGTCGTGTCACTGTGAACGGATAGGGTGGATCCGATAACTCCAAGGCCACCCACTGACAGACTCTCTCCCACACGAACCTTAGTGACAATGTCTAAATCACCATTTGTTGAAAGCGTTGATGCCAGATATACCGCGCCCGAGACAGACAAACTGTTTCCAATTTGAGTACGTCCAGTAACATCTAAGCTGCTACCGACCGACAAGAAAGTATCCTGGCCATCTTTGCCAATTGTCATGTTATGACCGACAGACAGCGCAGTCAAACCGGCAAGAACGGGTGCGGTAGGGCCTGAGCCGGGAGCACTAAAGTCGACCGAAAGAATAATGTTATCCATGAGTCCACGAACCTCAACGAAGTCGCTCTGAAGGAACGAAGGATTTACTTCTATCCACTCGACAGAAATATTCTCTGGCGATCTGACAAAAAAATCGGAACCTTGTTGGAAAGAAGAGACAGCAACTAATCTGCCATCAGCTAAATTGAAAAGAAATTCCTGACCAGCCGATGTGGTTTTGATTTGCAACCCAGTATTGGACGGTTGACCAATCAAGAAATATCGATTCTTATTACGTTCACGGTCAAGGACGAGACCTCCCACTGAAAGATCCCTGCCGCCCGTAATGGTGTCTGCGACAGACAATTGTCGAGAAGCTGTTAACTGACGACCAACACTCAGTGTCTTGTTGAATGTTGCTTCCTCGCGAACATTCAGTTGTGAAGTCAGTTCTGCAACACCACCAATACTAAGATTTGAGGATAAAATTGCTGCACCCGTAACGGAAAGTGTGTTGTCTAGTTTTGTAACACCACTTACGTCAAGTGTGTTATTCACAAGTGTGGCACCTTCCAGGTTGACAGAATCAGTGACTGATAAATTGCCATCAATGTATACATTTTGTGCAAAATCAGTATCACCACCAACCGAAAGAGATGCTCTTTGATAGACCTGTCCCGAAACAGAAAGAACTCCACCCATCTGCACTTTTCCATAAAGGTCAGATGTTCCAGAATTTATCAATGAATCTTCAATGAATGAGTCGGCAGTTGACAGTGCGTCTGCTACGAGCTGCTGCACGGACAAATTCTGTGTCGTCAGGACAGCACCGACAGAAAGATCTACCCCGACCACCTGATTGAAAGCGACAGAAAGGTCATTCTCTATCACAGTAAGACCGGAAATGGATAGGCTGCTATTGAAAGTACTGTGCCCCCCAATTTCAAGATCAGAAGCCACAGAAAGTGATTCTTTCATCTCCACTTTCTCTTCAAAAAAGGCAGCCTGGCCAACACTCATCTCATCAGCAAGGACCGACTTGCCACCTACCGACAATGAGTTCGATGCTGCAATGACCGATCCAATACTCAAAAACGAATCAGGGCGACCACCAATAATAAGACGTTGATTGAGGTTCACATCATCATGAACGGAGAGTTTTCCACGAATACCAACTCTTTTTGTCGCATTTGAAAACAGTGTGTTCCCATGGCAGTGAATATCATGACCCACAGATAGTGATGATCCAGTGACAATATCACCAGACACTGAAACAGTCGGTATGATGTTTCCGCTGTCTGTAGTAAACATGTCCTTAGGTATCACATCAAGCGTGTCGTGGATGTAAGTTTGTGTCAAAGTGTTGTAAATCTTGAATGCATTCTTCGATACATATGGACGCTGAGTTACGATCACATATTCTTGTGGGACCAACACGGGATTAACGGTCCCATTGATGTACTGTAATGGTAGCACCCACTTTTCGGTCGTATTATTGTATGCAATTGGAGGGCCTGTCACTGTGCCAAGTTCATTGTATACAATGTCCAACTTTCCGCTTTGTTTAATTGTGACTTGAACTGGGGGCTCATCAAACTCAATCTGATGAATTGCTTCACCAGCATTGTCAGCAATCAATGTGATTAATCCAGCACTTGCAGTGTTGACAACAAAAACATTGCTTCCAGATGACGGAGTCATGACGGCCACATCTGACACTGATAAGGATTGGCCAATAGTGCCGTGTCCTGATACCGAAATGTAATCATCAAGTACAAAAGATCCAGAAACTGAAAGAGAGCCATCGATGACTGCAAAGCTACCCGCGGATAATGTATCTTTCAGTCTCATCTTACCGTCAACCTGAAGATCTGTTCCAACAGACAAATCATCAGCAAATGTCACAGATTTAGTAACCGAAAGTTCAGAAGCTATCTGTGTAATCCCAACTATATCTGTGATGCCCTGTACCGAAAGACGCCCTCCAGATGTAACGTCCGAACCAACACTCAATTTACCTATCATATCGAGGGATCCATCCATGTTAGCATTACCACCAACCGATAGATCCCCCTCGGCATGGACAAATCCACTCAAAGAAAGATTTTCTTTCACATATACACTATTCAATACATCAACATGTCCACCAACCGACAGTGCTCCACCAAGGAATGCGCCGGAACTAGTAGACAACTGTGACGCACGGAAGTTTCCAACATTCTTCACAACATTCAAAGTGTCAGTGTCATTGAAATCTTCGTAAACCGCGAAGAAAGATGGCGTTAAACCATCATCTGATGCACGCTCACGGAAGATACCTGACTGATCGTTTATGGCAACCGTGTCCTTAATGATTTTGATACCAGCGAGAGTTTCACCAACAAGACCCTGACCAATTTCAATGATTGGATCTTCAATGTCTACTTGTGATGTATTCAAAGTGATTGTATTTCCTTCAACAATTAAATCGCCAGCAACTGACAAATTAGTACGCACATTGAGGCGATCTAGAGTGGATACACCAGCGGACAACGTGCCAATGGTAGACAAACCCTGCACAGAGAGTGTGCTCGCTGCTGTGATCGCCTCTCCAATGGACACAGTACCTTCCACGTCAAAAGGTCCATGAACTGACATCCTACCATGAAAAGTAGAAATGCTCATCACGTTCAAAATGCTTGAAAGACGAACGGCACTGCCTACTGAAAGTTTGCTTCCGGTCGTCAAATCTCCACTCGCCGACAGAGTTTGATCAAACACCGCACTCTGCCGAACGGCAAGTTCACCACTCACCGAAAGATTTGTATCAAGCGTAGTGTCGGCTCCACCAACCGAAAGATCACCAGCCATTTCAACATACGCCCCCTGAATGGTGGCGAAACCACCGATCGATGCGTAACTACCTATTGTGACATCCGTTCCAACTGAAATTGATGCACCCACATTTGCAACGTCACCCACTGAGAGACCTGACGATCCTGTGATCGATGCACCTACCGATAATTGACGGTCCACTACGAATTTGCCATCCGAACCCTCAATACGAAACTCTCCACCCGCAAAAATAACATCACCACTGACTGAAAGTGTTTGTGTTTCGAAAATGTTTAATGTACCAATGTGCGCAAGTGCAACCGATAGTGTCGGGGCAAAAATACCCTCACCAACGCTGAGCTGCGAACTTACTGCATGTACAGATAATTCATTCAGAGCGAATTCACCAGATGCTGATATACTTCCAGCTAAAATACTAGAAACAGACAGCGTGGTAACTTCAGTGGTTGATCCAATTGCTGAGAACATGTTCACCAAAGTCCCATCGTCCAGGCTGCTTGTAAATTGAAGTCGCTGATCCGTCACTGTAAAATCAACAGCAAGACTTAGCGACTGTGTATCATCTAGTTCACGTAAGCTAAGTGACTTAAGTCTTAGATTTCCCCGGTTTGCTGGTGTCAATGCGCTAGGTATTATCGGCAGTGCCGGAGTTGTCATTGATATTTTTAGTGAAGATTTTAATTTAAAGATTTGCACAAAAACACAATTGACTACTCAACCGAATGCCATCATCCAAATACATTGACAAATCGAACGACTATATTCCCGAAAATAAACCAGACTTAGTTCCAAGGGTTAAGAAGTTTAAGACTGTAGTATCGTTCGACCAATGGTGCGATCAAAACAATGATCATCTGAATCATATATATCGCATGCTGCAAGAAGAATGCAGTTCAACAGGACGTTACGTGTTCGACTCAGAAACGTGCGACTTTGATTCATTTTGTCGGATCGCTTACGAAAATAGCTACAAGTACAAAAAACATGATTCCAACTACGACTCCAATAACGATCCCATGGATGACGATGCTGTTGTTTTTTAGTATACGTCCTATTCAAAGATTTCGCTGAAAAGAATGTTTGAACCCATTCCGAGGCCAAGTGCCGACCCTAGTATCATGATTGCGATTCCTAAGTAATAATACAAACCTTGAGATCCATTCCTGTCCGCTTCGTTTTTCAAACTCAATCCTAACATAAACAAAAATATCGAAACAATTAATTGAGGTACAATTCCAAGAAAAGTACCGGCACCTGATACAAACGAGACTTTGAATATATTTGCATAGGAGATCTTTGATTTACTTTTTGATTTTTTCATTATTATTATCAAGTGAATAAAATAAAAAATAGCGTTTATTGATTTAAAAATACGTACAACCCATTTTACAACTCATTTTACAATGTTGGTGATTCGTCCTTTGTTGAAAACTGTAGTACATATCATGGCCAACGTTGATAAATCTTCTACGATACTGTTACAATTTAATGAAAATGTGGTGGATTTTGCTGTCGATCATAACATACCCTCCCTGGTACAACTCAGTATAGAAACCGTTCAATTTTTCGATCATTTGGGGACAAATATTATAGCGTTTGCATTATGGCTTGCTGTAATTTTAAAAGATATTACTTGAGTAAAAAAGCGATTATTGCTGATGATGACATGAGTACAAAAATACAAGACTGCATACGACTGTTATCTTTATGCCAGTCGAATTCCTTATATTTTAACACCTCAGACACCAATGGCAATGTAAATAGTAACGTTACTAAGAATATCATAACATTCATTTTCAACCACGTGTTCTTTTCCAATTTCATATATTGTTGTAAATATTTTTAAGTTGAGTTTGAACGTTACAAAGCACCCTCCGTCTAACTCCACTGGTTGTCTCTGAACCAGGCGTTCAGTCCGTACTTTTGTGTTGCTGCGCATGTCACAGCTTCTCCGCCATGTAGTGTAGCCTCGTTTGGCTCCCCTGTTGTTTTTCTGTTAGACCACATCACAGCGTTACCTTTTTTTGGAAACACTTTTAGTGGTTGTCCACTCTTATTTTTTAACTTTGGGAATGCAGTTGCACCACCACACCCCGAATCTACTGTGTTCAGATAGCTAAACACGGTCACTGTACGCTGACCGTGTACACCTATTTTATCGGGGCTAAAATAGTCGTGATGTTGGTCATATTTTTGAGATTTAGAATATGCAGTAACTTGAAGTGGTTCCAAATTAGCAACTGGTTGATGAGCAACAGTAGCTATTCTTTTTTCTATGCAAGACACTACACTATCCTGGTTTTTATCCAGAAATGATGTCGATGATGTTCTTACTTTCGAATACTCATCCTTTTTTTCACCTAACACTTGTGACCTTTGAAGACCCTTTTCTTTTGCTTTTTCTATTAAGTAATCTGCTTCCTCATCAAGTAATAATTTCGATACTTCGGTTACAACTGCATTTTCATCGTTTGATTGGTTGTATGTGGGAAAAACCTCTTTATTATCACCGGGAATACAACTTTTCATTTAACATAACATGCCGATTTTTTTTACAATCGCTAATAAACTGCCTTGGGTTTGTCCCCCTAGCGGGTACCGGTTGGTTGGTAGACATTTAATTAACAAGTAAGTTGCTTTTTTAAAAATGAGAAAGCTATGGTAATTATTATCCGATATTTTTTAAATGCTTATTAATATGGATTCTAGAGAAATAGTACAACAACAAAATAATATGTCTCTCCTAGCAAAGGGTTTAATAATTCACTCAATCATTGTTTTATCTTTTGCAATTATTTATACAGTCTATACTTATCACGTTTATGATGATTTTGGTCTGAAAAGAGAAAACACATTTGATACAGTCATAAACTCGGCATTTTTGTCTTCCTTTGTCAGTTCCGGATCTGTTCCTCCACACATTGATCATAACAGCTCATTTTCAAGACTCTTACTAATATGCAATGTTTTGTTGTCTTCTTTGTCGAAGGTTTGGTTGATTGCTTCTGAAGGTTAGTAAGCACCGTGTTCCCTTGTGTTCCCCTGTGGTCGGACACCATAGGGCGTTTACTCTCGAGCACCAAGCGTACCACACAAGCGTCCACCAAGCTCATGCCACCCAAGCGTGCCTCGCCAGATGATGAGACGGTCGAGGAGACGGTCGAGGAGAACAAGAAGATCCGCTCGCTTGCCGACGTATTCGACTCGGTTCTCAACGACTTTCTCTGCCCCATCACCTACGAGCTCCCGATCGACCCGGTCACCGCCGCCGACGGCTACACGTACGAGCGCTCCGCGATCAAGGAGTACATCCGCGCGCAGGGAGCCGAGCTGAAGTCGCCGATCAGCAACGGGCCGATGGGCTCGCAGCTGATGACCAACTCGCAGGCGCGCAGCACCATCGAGAAGCTGGTGCGCACGGGCGTGCTGGGCGGCGACAAGGCGGAGACCTGGCTGTGTCGCAGGAGGTTGGAGGCGGAGGACGAGGAGAAGGTGAAGGCGATGCGTGCGAGGGCGAATGACGACGACGTTCGGGCGATGTATGAGCTCGGCAGGTGGTACTGGAAAGGCGAGCATGGGCTCGAGGCGGACCATTCTGCCGCGTTCGTCTGGTACAAGCGCGGAGCGGACTGCGGTGACGTGTGGTGCATGGCGAGGGCTGCGGCAGTGCTTCTGGATGACGCCAAGGACGATAAGGACAAAATCACCCACGGCATGGTTCTGATGACAGAGGCTGCGTGCGCGGGCTCAACAAGCGCCACCAGTCTCATTGCAAGGAGCTATCAACTGGGGAGGTTCGGGCTGCCCCTTGATTTGGCGCAGGCCAAGAAGTGGTACGAGAAAGTGCCCCACAAGACCGTGCATGATGGGAAGGATGAAACCGTCAAGCTTGCGGCTGATCAAGTGGTGCAGATTAATAATTTGTTCGGCATCAGTGGAAACCTCGAGGAGGGTGAGGAGGGTGAGGAGGGCGAGGAGGGTGAGGAGGGCGAGGAGGGTGAGGAGGGCGAGGAGGGTGAGGAGTGAGGTAATGTAAGGAGAGAGATAACGCGTTAGTTATTCATCCTGTGGCATTTGAATGTCTGACGAATCGATGTTTATTGTTTGCTTTCTTTGACCAAGAGTTTCTGTCAATTTATCAGAATCAAAAATGACATTTTCGATCAATTCATACGGAGGAGGCATTTCCAACCATACATACATGTCACACACGGTGACGTCAAAAAGCTTGTACTTTGTGTCCTTCTTCAGGGTCTTCATGTGTGAGTTAGCATCCGCCTCATTCTCGAACGTCCCACACAATTTAACTATGAGATGATCTTTCATCTTCTCATATTTCGTAATTTTGAGAGTCGCTAAAACCACGTATTTATCGGTACACAACGGAGCATCCGGCTCCATGGAATCTGAAACTTCATTACTTGTCTCGACCCTCGTCATGTCCTCAGGACATATGGGAGCGCTTTCCGCCTGGCTTGCGTCCAGCTCGCCATCAGCAATCTTTTTTGTGATTTCATTGTGTCTTTTCACCTCGTCCATCATAGACTTCTTTCTGTTGTTGAACTCTTCCTTCTCATCATTTAAAGCTTCATACTCCATTTTGATGGCATCATTCATCTCAGAGTCCACATCTTGGGCCAGTGGCGGAAGACAAATGAATTTGAACATTTCAACAACAAAAAGTGCAAAATTCTTTTCCTTCTCCTGAATAAGCCCACACATCTGAGTTGCTTTCTCCTGAGAGATTGTGGAAACTTTTACTTTCATCATACACTTTTTGCTTTCATGTTTTTGAGGAAATCCTTCGCCAACTAAGCTTACAACAGCAAACCTACGAAGACCAACAGGCTTGTCCTCGAACACGTAAGGATTTACATCTGTCAAATTTTCGAACGGATTGTATAAAGATAGTTCTTTCTCCTCCTTTTTTGTTTGCACCATCTGCTCGAATGTCATTGCATCACCGACTGAATAGTGCGCATTTAGATCTTCCATTTATCATTTATCAATATTATATCTTTAAACGAAAAACCGAAGACTTAAAAGCATAAAAGATCAAACCACAAACAACAAATGGTCAAAGTCACCAAAACTACCACCAAACCACAAGTCTCGTCCACAAAGCAACAACACCCATGGCAATGATGGTTGTCGTCACTCGATTCGTTTAGATTCGTTTGCGACCTAATCGAAGACCATGTTGTGTGTCGTCTTAGCTGCACATAACAGTTGACCATCTTTTGCTCTACAAATCCACAACCATAGTAATGCAGAAGAAATTGTAACTAGACCGATTCCGATAGCAACCCACCCGTACATTTTCCATGCATTGGGGTCAACGTGAGTCATAGTTTCATCATTTTTTATGCGATAAAGAGTTAAGCTTTGATTTTTAATGTATTTTGAACCGATGTTGCTGAACTTGTATTCTTCCTCAGCCTCTGATCCACCCAAGTTGTATATTGCAACAACATCGCATTTCCACTGAATTTCCTTCTTACCCTTTTCTCTCGTTACTACTTCCGATTTACACCCATCGTTATCTTCCCATGTTACTGAGCTTACCTTAGCATCTACCAAGGTAAGTGGAATGTCATCAGAAGATCGTATAAATATACCCACTCCAAGAAAGCCTAAACCAAACATAAGTAGAACAATTTGTCTAGCAAATCCAAGAAAGGATAAAAAACTGACTGTACTGCTCATAATTCCTTTTGATTCTTTTCGTGTGTTTTTGTTTGTTTTTGTGTTTAGGGGGGGGATTTTATTATTTTCATTATTTTTATTATTTTTATTTACCATTACCATTGTTTATACACATATTTTTTTTTCGCAGCCTCTCAAAATACCGCCATATGAATATTCACGCAAAATTCGTTTGCAATATTTGAATTCCTTTTCCAGAGTGTGGAAGTGCGTTTCCAATTATGCGCTTAACTTCAACAGAAACTATCGTTCCATCGTCATCAAAAAGTGCTTCTGGAACTTTCAGCCCGTTGAATTTTTTGATGAGTTCGTTTTCTGAAATGATACGATTTTTCAATCGCGGTACGTACGAGCCACCCCGTCACACTCGTCCGCCCAGTCCTCCTCGGTCGTCACACATACACGGTGCCTAACGGGTGGTTTGCTTTTCGCCTGGAAGCCGCGCGAGTATTCTCTCCCTTCTTAGCGGACAATGCACGGTGAGCCGTCCTTGCGCAGCAGCCCGGGCCCACGATGCCCACCATATATATTCGTGGGCAGAATTTGTGCTGGGAGCTGCTCCGGCCTCCAGTCAGGCAGCTCGGAATGGAAGTGCGAGGCGTCCACACACACTTCGCACAGGGTGCCCAACTCCATCCAGAAGCGGTTCTTCAGCACATGGCCGATTGTTATGAAGTCAATCTCAAGTTTCCTGTGGTGGCCAACACCCCAGTGCAGGTCGTCGCGAGTGATGCGGAATTTGGATGTGAGCGGGTTCCACACGTTATCGAACGAGCCCTCGAATCCGTCGACCTCGAGTTCCATATGCACAATCTCGAGGCCGTGCTGTGCGTGGTCCACAGCTCGCACTTGCAGGTCGCACAGGGTGCCCAACACCGAGTTGCACGGGTTCCCAGGATTCGCTTCGGCGGTATTGCCGCTCGCGCGATCAAAGAAGCCCGACGATTCATCGCAGTACGGGTACAGTTTAGGATGCAGCGTACAGCGTAGCGGCAGCCGCCACGTCATGTGATTGCAACTCATCATGTTGAAGAGCGTGCAGTCATCGTCGGCGAGGTGCCACTCCATGTCGGTGAGCGCCTTTCGGCAGACTCGGCGCCAGAAGCAGGAGACCGGCTTCGCCAGCATGAGCTGCAAGATGCGATCCGGGTACAAGTTGTCGAGTGCATGCTCAAGTTCTTTGCGCTTCGTGGTGGCGGCCGTGACATCAATGGAGCCTGCGTGTTTTTTAGTCTCATCGAGGAGGTTTTCCAGCTTGCGGCGCTCTCCCACGACGCTTTGCAAGATGTGGGTGAGTAGGTCCTCGTTGGAAAGGACCGCAAGCATGGGGTCCTCGGTGTCGCAGGTGACACATTGGCTGGCGCAGTCGAAGCAGTGTTCGTTCGGGCACTTGCAGAAGCGCTTGGGCATTGATCCGCAAGGAAGCGCGGGCGGTTGGGTTTGGTCGGGGTCCATCGGATACACATGTGTACATACGCGCGCTGGCTGCGGCTGGACGCCCTCACCCCTTAGCCTGTTTCTTCTTCTTTCTTCTTTAAAGTTTGGAAAAGAAAGAAGAAGAAACAGGCTAAGGGGAGAGATCGGAGGGAAGTGTCGGACTTTTGAGATACACATGTGTACCCAGATCAAACCCAACCGCCAAACCCAGCCGAACCACGCGGTACGTACGAGCCACGCACATCCCCTCCCGCGGCTACCCTTGCTGCGTCCAGGGCGGACTGTGATGCCCCGTCGTACCGCGCGCAACAGCCAACCACTGCCACCTGGCCCGTCAAGAAACAGATGGTTCTGACTCGCAACATGGACAAACGCGCCGGTGCAAGTCTCGTGCGTCGTGCAATCTCAATGGGTATCGTACCCGAATTCAAGTACGGCACCACTCTCAAGAAGCAGACTTCGAAGACAAAATGGGCACTCCACATCTTGGCGGTCATGAGCAAGAGTGAGGGTGATTATCCCAGGTATCCCAGTGTGGAAGATGTGAAGCGTGTCATCGCCGAGACGGAAGATTTAGTACAGGTGGCGTCGTGACGCTTCAGTTTGGTGCGGTGCTGGAGGGCGAAATCTGGATGGACATTGTTATTTAGTTAAAGATAAGTCAATAAAAATTAGCATTAATGCTGGCTTTTATTCAATTCATCATGACTTTTGTGCTGCATCCAACAAAAATATTGAAACCAATTACTCCTCCCAGGTGTTATATTCAGAGTTTTGCTAACGTGACGCGCAAGGATGTTATTGATGATATTTGTGCTTTCATGGCTGGAGCAATCGCAGCCGAAGGTGTAATTGTTTCTGTAAGATTTATACAAGAGGTAGAAAGGAATCGATCCATAGAAAATGCATTCAATATGTTAGATACGATTTAAAGACAATATACAGTAAGTAGACATACAAAATGTTATTCATCACAATTGCACTTGCTACTTTGGTTCCAAAACCAGTCGTGTTCTCATCTGGCTTATATGGAACAATTCCTAAGTTTGCTTACAGCAACCTTTTTCAAAGTATGGGCAATGTATCCATAATCAATCCTCAATCTCCATTAAACAAGCGGAAATTCGAGTTTCTGTGTGATCAATATGAGCGAGACAAAATGCCTCTGATAGCACACTCATCAATCGATCCAGATATTCTAAACTCACATCGTCTTGAAAAAGCCCTTTTATTGGATCCAGCAACACTCCCATTATTGAGTACTTCGGGACTGATACCAACCACTGTGACTCCGCGGGCACCAGTGAACATCGTTTTGACCAAGTTTTATGGTTCTTTCGTTAAGACTGCATTCCAGCCTATTGTTGCAAACGCAAATGTGATTCAGCTAGATTACGGAGGACACAGTGACCTACTTGATGGAATGTGGCCGTGGGTAGCTCAAAAGATGGGAATACAATCAGATCCAGAAAAC